CATCCCCGCCGACCCAATATACATTTTGGAAGGCAGAATCCACTAAAACATTTTTAACATCCACAAATCCAGAAGTAATTTGTCGTCCAATGTTTCCAACAGGATCTGTGGTTCCAACGCCGTACCTTAGCAAATATGCCCAGTTGTTTGACACCACTCCAAGGTAAATCACTCCTCCGCCAACCCACATCCCACCGGGAGACCAATTGCTACTTCCAATTACACGGCTATAAATTAGCGTTCCACTAGAGCTAAACCTCTGAATAAGAGAATAAACACCAGCTATGCCAAATGTATATATCTCTCCGGCGCTCTCGGACATGTACTGCACTTGACCAAAATTACTGCTGTTTTCCCACTGGTTTGCCCAGTCAATTTGGTTTGTTGAGAGGTTGTACTTTAAGACGTAGAAGCCATTAAACCCGCTGCGTCTTGACCCGATGTAAATGGCAGACTCATCCGACGCCAACAGCGCGGCTGTTGCGTTCATGTCGGCGGTTCCATTCTGGTACTGAGATATCAAAGCCCCAGAACTGTTTAATTTAAGGACGTAAAAATATGTATTTGTTTTGGTGACAACGTACAGGTTTGTTCCTGCGCTATTTATCAAAATATTGACGCTGTCGACAGATCCGCCAGCGGGATCTTCGTATTGTTTAAAAAACAACGTCTCGCCAGAGGGAGACATTTTGACAATACAAAAACCGCTCGGGCTTGATCGGCGATAGACTTGGTACACGTTTCCAGAAGCATCGGAAACAATAGATTTGCAGTATGAACCTACGACAACGTCACTGCTCTGAGAGTTTAAGTCGTATAAACCAAGATAAAACTTTTCCGAAACGCCGCCGCCAAAGCCAAAGCCTCTCGCAGACGCAGCCCCTCGTGTACCAAGCATTGGCATCGCTTACTCCTTAGGCAAACTTTGTCTGCGAGGCAAGCACGGTAAAAGTGGCGCTGCCAGTCTTGATGATGGTGTACGAGTACACATCAATACTGCTGGCATTACCTGCCGTTGGCGCCGTGCCGCCCTGCCACTTCGGAGTGACGCTTGATCCGTCTACCTGAACCGCGTTGTTGTAGTAAGCGGTGCCGCCCTGAGTAACCAAGAAAGCAACCGTCACACTCTGCCCAGTTGACATAGCAGTGTTTAGGCTTGTGCCGCTTGAGGCGCGGAAGTTCACGGTCCAGTTGGCAGATGCGTTAGAGGTGTAATACAGCACCGACTGAGTGGTCACGTCGTAGTTGATCGTGCCAGTGGCTGCCGTGGCACTGACGGTGCAAACCTCGGCGGCGTCGTTCAGAACTACGGCCAGAGCACTGGCGGAGCCGCTAAAGGTCTGAGTGGCCGTGAATGTGTTGGTCGAAGACGTAGATGGGATACCAGCGCCGGACAAGCTCGTTGCCCCCGTTCCGCCAGATCCGACAGGAAGAGGGGCAGCCAGGGTCACGCCGCCCGCGGCGACTGTTAGCTTGGTAGATCCACCGGCTTGTAGGCCCAACTCACCAGAAGCATCCCCAGTGATGATTGCGCCACCAACAACGGTATCTGCATTGATGAGTGTGGTCATGTCTTTACTCCGGCTTCACGGGCCACTGAATGTTGTTTGGAAATCCTGCTTGTTGCGGAACATCCCGCAGGGCTTGACGGTACGCGGCCCATTTGTCTTTCAATGCTTGCGGAACGTCGGCGGCTTGCGTCCAGTCAGTTTCGACAAGCAGACGGTTGCGATCCAATCGAGCGCGGTCGCCTGCACCAGCAGCCCACGCCGCCTCTTGCGCGTCCCACTCAGCCTCTTCTTCCGGGGTAAAAGGAACCGGACCTTCCGCCGTCATGTGATGTCTTGCCATGATGTATTCCTTAACTATTTGAAAGTCCGTAAAGCCGGAAAACGCCGGTGCTTATACTGCCAGAACCAAAAAAGAAACGTATTCCTGTCCATGCGGGCGGCTGATCGTACGAGTTGTATATTCTCGCCGCTCCTCCTTGAGCCGGAAAAACTTGTGGGCTAAATGAATCAACACCGACGCAAGTAAAATTCAAAAGTTTATTTACAGTGGTGCTTGTGGGATTTGAAAACCAAACCTCTCCGCTACAAGTAGAGCCATATCCACCCCCAGAACTAAGGGGAGGAATGGAAGAAAGTGTTAGCTGACAAGAACTGCCACCGCCGTTGTTGATTGCCAAATTTCCCGAACCAGTAGCGTAACCACCGTTAGCAAACTGATACCATGTGTTGGTGGTATAACTGCCATTTTCTCTCACTCTAAGATAAAAAATAGAGCTTGAAGTTGATGTAACGTTTGTAAATGTAATTAAATAAAAATCATATGTTGATCCAATCCCTGTTTCTAGATCAACTGTAGAACTACTGGAAGCAGTGACCGTTTGAAGCAACGTTAATGCCCCGCTAGAGATGGCGGCGCTCGTCCAAGTGGTTCCATTACTTCTGAGCACATTACCGTTGGCTCCCGGAGCCACAACCTGCACAGCAGAAGTGCCGTTACCAAGCAGAACGTTGTTGGCCGTCAGCGATGATGCGCCTGTGCCGCCGTTACCAACCGGCAGCGTGCCCGTTACACCAGTGGCAAGGTTGACCGTTGGCACAGCAGCCCAGGTAGGGGCACCTGAACCGTTACTCTGCAACACCTGCCCCGCAGAGCCTGCGGATGTGAAGGCCAACTCAGTGCCGTCGCCGTAGCCTACGCCACCAGCGGTTGGGGTGTTACTTCCATCAATGATTACTGGCATGATTTACTCCACTATTTTTAGCCAAGACGTTGTTGCCTCATCCCATTTGTACAAACCATCCGTTGGCCTTGGAACAGGAGGGTCAAAAGCGCACGTGCTTGGATTAAATATCCAAGACGAATATCCAACATCCCTTGCAAACAACTCCTTAGCCAAATTTTGTTTTGCGGCAATTTCTTCGGCCGTCATGTTTCTTACACTGTGCTTGTCTTTTACGACCCCGCCGTCAAAAACATAAGTCGTGCCTTCATGTATTTGATACACCCCAATAATGTGTGGCGGAGGAACGCGCTCGAACTTTACAAAGTCAAATGGCGGGTTGTTTGGATCAAAATCAGGAATCACCTGACGCAGGTTTTCTTCCAGCATGGGGTGACCTACTGGTTGGCCATCTACAACTTTAATAAATAAGCTCATTGTCAACCCCTAAATTTACAAATTACCAGTTCTTGTCGAAGGATAAGCGCGAGTTTGACCCGGCCAAATAATTCGCACAGCACCTTTGCCACCGGCAGAATTTGCTGCTCCGCCGCCGCCGTAATCGCCGCCCGTACTTTGGCCCGCGCCGGTTCCCCAAGATCCGTTGCCGCCCGCCGCAACACCAGTTGCAGAAGCTGCGCCGCCCGCGCCGCCTGTGCCGTAGCTTGGAATGCTTCCGCCTGCGCCGCCCGCGCCGCCATACAAACTTGCGCCACCACCGCCAGCGCCGTACGTATACCCGCCATCTAAATACCCGCCAGCCCCGCCTCCGCCAGCGCCCGTTCCTCCGGCCGTACCGTTGGGTCCTCCCCCATACGCGGCAGCTGCACGCCCCGCAGATCCGCCGCTGCCACCGTAACCACCAGCGCCGCCTCCAGGGCCGTTGTTATCTCCTGGTTGAGCCCCGCCAGATCCGCCGCCGGTGTAAGTTCCGCTAGGACTTCCTGGGAGGTAAGTTCCGCCCGCACCTGTTGCCCTGGTTTGCAAACCGCCATCAAGAGTGATGTAAGAATCGCCTCCCGCGTTTCCAGGGTAAGAGGTAGTAGCGGCTCCGCCACCACCAACAACAACTGTATAGCTGTTTCCTGGAGTAACGGGTGCAAAATTTCTATAAGCTAGGCCACCGGCAGCGCCACCATAAGCGCCAGAAGATCCGCCGCCAATACAAACCACGGCAACCTGGGTTACACCGGCAGGAGCAACCCATGTGTATGTTCCAGCAGTTGTGTATTCAACTTGGCCGGGTGCTGGCAAATTGGTGTAATACTTCCAGCTTCCTGTCACATAAAAAGTACCGCTTCCAGTTTTTACAATTTTGTAAGAATAAATATCGACAACGTTTATGTTTGTATTTGTTGGGATCTGGCTATTTTCCCAATTTACGGTAGTAGAAACTCCATCGATAGTGAACGCGGTTTGATAATACGCGGTTGTTCCGTTCGTGTTGTAAAAAGACACTTCAACGGCCTGATTTACAGCCATGAAAGAATTCAAACTTTGCCCGCTAGTACCTCTAATATTTAGGGTGAAGTTTGAGGATGCGTTCGATGTGTAGTAAAGCGTTGAATAAGTTGCCGCGTCAAAATTGATTGTCCCGCCCGCTGCGGTTGCACTAACAGAGGCGGGCTGCAAAAGACTTGCAGGAGGAGACGCGCTTGTCCATGTAGTCCCGTTGGAAGTCAGAACGTTTCCACTTGATCCAGGCGCAACTGTTTGAATTGCTGATGTTCCATTGCCAAGCAAAACATTATTTGCCGTTAATGACGCGACCCCTGTTCCTCCAGAAGCAACTGGCAAAGCAGAAGCAAGTGTTACCCCCGTGGAGCTAACCGTCAGCTTGGTAGAGCCCGAAGACTGCAACTCAAGATTGCCAGAGGTGTCTCCAGACGAAACTAGCGCGGTGCCGGATGTGGTGCCTGCGGAAATTGAACTCATTTATAGCTCCTTAAATCACAACCCAGCGTTGACCGCTCGTGACAGTCACGGTTACGCCGCTGGCCACTGTGACCGGACCAACAGAGAACCCGTTTGTTCCGCTTGGGAACGAATAGCTTTCTGTCGCCGTCGTGGTATTCGTAATGATGGCACCGCCAGCCTCTCCACCGCCACTGGAAAACTGCTGAACCGTGCCACCGGAATCCTCATAGTAGAGGATGCCATCGGCGATATTGATCGCAAGCTCACCGGGCAGAAGATTTCCAGCCGTCGGAACTGCTCCAGGGGTGGTGCTGTGATATAGCTGAAGTGGGGTATAGCCAGCCTGTGCCATCAGAATGTTCCTCCAGAAATTCCTGACGTCGCCACGATATATGACGTCGTCAAAGTATTAGACGATGGGTTGTAGGTTAGATTCGAGTCGACCTCAATCCCATTGTTTCCAGACGTTGTATCAACGAACGTCGGATAAAATGTAGCATTTACAGATGTCGCCGTGGTGGCCACATTGGTGGCATTCGTAGCGTTGGAGGCATTGGTCGCAGTGCCAACAGTAATCGACGCCGGATCAGTCCACGCAGGAGCCGTTCCGCTGGACGTCAGAATCCGATTAGTCCCTCCGATCGTCAGGCGATCTAGCGTGGTCGTGGTATTTGCATAGAGCAGATCACCCGTCGCGTAGCTGCTGATCCCAGTTCCGCCATTTATCGCTATCAGGGTGCCTGCCAGCGTGATGGTTCCAGAAGACGTTACGGGACCGCCGCTGGTCGTCAGACCAGTAGTGCCGCCCGACACGTCCACAGAAGTCACGGTGCCGGTACCAGCCACATCCCAAGAGAATGCCGACCCGGTCCACTTCAAAAAGTGCCCAGCAGTAACCGGCGCAACGATGAATGACGTGGTGCTGGCGCCGGTGTTGTAGACGATCTGGTTAGCCGTGCCGCCAGCCACGTTTGTGGCCGTTGTTGCAGTCGCAGCATTACCGCCAATCGACAGGCCAGCCGCGGTGCCGGTCAGGTTTGTGCCGGGACCAGAGAAGTCCGTGGTGGCCGTGACCGTAGTTCCGCGCACAGAAGCTGCCGTAGTGGCGCCAACCGTCGTTCCATCAATCGCCCCACCCGTGATAGCCACAGAGGTGGAGTTTTGGGTCGACATGCTGCCCAGGCCGGTGATGTCCGTATTCGGGATCGATGACGAGGCGGTAAGGGCGCTGGTACCTGTTCCCTTGACGTAGCCGGTCAGCGTGGTCGCTCCGGTACCGCCGTGGGCCACATTGAGGGTGCCGCCCAGGGTGATCGTGCCGCTAACGGTAACGGGCCCTCCGCTCGTGCTCAGACCGGTTGTGCCACCAGAGACATCCACCGAGGTCACGGTGCCGCCAAAAGACGGCGTGGCCGAGATGGTGATGCCGCCCGAGGTATTGGTGATCGAGACGTTGGTTCCGGCCGTCAGATTGGCCAGCGAATAGCCGGTTCCGTTGCCGATTGCCAGTTGACCGTTTGCCGGTGTTGCCGTCAGTCCAGTGCCGCCGTAAGCAACCCCAATAGCCGTTGCATTCCAAGTGCCGGTGGTCAACGTACCAAGGCCGGTGATGCCGGTATAGGAGCCTGTCAGACGTCCAGAATCAAGCGTCCCGGAAGTGATGTTGCTGGCGTTGGTTGTGTCAGTAGTTGCCGACGGCGCAAGCCCAGAGACCTGCCCAGAAGTGATCGCAATTGGCGCAGATGCTGCGCTGGTGATCTGACCCTGGGCATTGATATTCAAGGTCAAGGCAGACGACGTCGACCCGTAAGCCCCGGCACTCACTCCTGTGTTGGAGATGTTGAACGTCGTGGATGGGCTGAGATTTAGTCCGGTTCCGGCGCTATACGTTACCGATGAACTGAACTGGGCAAACGTGATGGCCGTGGTGCCAAACGTGATCGGGCCAGACGTGGTGCAGGTATACGACTCGCCCGCACCGGTGTTGCCGCTAGTGACAAAGAAGTACGAGCCCTGGCCGAGCTTGGTAGAAGAGTTTGCGCCATAGGTGTCGGTATCTGACGTGCGAGTCAGTACCCAGGCAGTCGAGCCGTTTCCGACTACGCTGACCTCATAGACGCCGTTTTCAAATTGATTGGTCTGGTTGTAGACCAGAACGCGGTCGCCAACCATGGCTGTCGGACCATCGGGAGCAAAAGCTGCCAAGGCCCCGGCATTGGTCAGCGTAGCGCCAACACCAGCCACACCGTTGTTGTACGTCGCGTTCAGGTTGCCGGTTGTGTTCGGCACTTCGTACTTGACGGCAGTGTGAACATTTAGACCGGCCGCCACCTGCTCATCAACATACTGCTTGTTGACTAGGTCATTCGCATTGGTGGGCAGCGTTGAAATCGTGCCGGTCGTTGTCGCCACAGACGTGAACGTAGCAGCCGCCGGAGTCGTTCCGCCGATCACCGCGTTGTTAATCGTGGCGCCAGTAATCGCACCGCCGGTGATAGCTACGGAGTTGGAGTTCTGCGTAGCAATCGTGCCAAGCCCAGAGACATCGGTATGCGGCACCGTTGCCGCGGCCGTCATGGCCGACGTGCCGTTGCCTTTGACGTATCCCGTCAGAGTAGTGGCGCCCGTGCCTCCATTGGACACGTTGAGCGTGCCGGTCAGTACGATAGAGCCAGTGGTGGGGGACGACGGCGAAAAGCCCGTGGTGCCCGCGCTAAACGTGTTGACGCCTGTACCAATCGGGAAAGCCTGCCAGGACCCGCCTGCATAGCCCTCAAAAGCCGCCAGATCGCTGTTGTATCGGAATTCACCGTTTGACCCAACGGGCTGCTGTGCGGTGGTTCCACCGGGGACCTTAACGGACCCAGTACCAGGAAGCACTGGATTGCTTGCAATACCAATTGTCGGATTGCCCGCCTGCCCATCACCATCAGTCACCGCGATCTGGTTGGCCGTACCCGTTACCGTCAAGGCGGCAATCGTGTTGCCCGGACGAAGAGCGAGAACACCCACGCCGGGGAAGTTGGCCAGAGAGGCTACTGTGCCGGTCAACGAGAAGATGGGATTAGCGCCAGTGCCGTCAGGGTTAGAGATCGACAGGCCGGTGCCGGACGTAGTCAGGCTGCGCGAGACAACCGTATTGGCCGAGTCCTTGACGATGAAACCGGAAGAGGCTGCGTTCAAGCTGCTGGCCGCGCCGGTCATGCCAATACGCAGGAACGACAGCGAGCCGCCATCTGTGAGTTGCAGGCCGGTGTCGACCGACAGATAACGGCTATTTGTTAGGTTGACCTCTTGCGACTGGGTCACAAAGGTCTGATTCAGCGTCGGGCTGTTAGCAATCGCGCCCGTGGTCGTGCGATACGTCCCGCCGTTTTGGACGATGGGTACAAGCTCGGTGCCTGTGATTGGGCCCGCGGCTGGAAGCTGGGTAATAGTTTGATTGGCCATTATGGTGACACCGAAATTCCGTCAAGGTTACCGTTGTTCTCCGGCGTATCGGTGTTGCCCTCGGTCGAAATTACCCAATCACCTTGGTTATCGGTAACGAGGTTGTTCGGATCGAGTGCCACGCTCACGTCGGGGCGCGGGAAACGGAGGTTGATGCGCTCTGTCTTACGGGCCGGAAGCCGATAAGGGTCCTTCTGGTCTGCACATCCCTGATCGCACACCTGCAAGCCAGGAAAGTTCGGATCTGGCCTCATCACCGCATGGGCACGCTTCATCTTGCAGCGATCGCAGATAGCAACCGCTAGCGTGCTCATTCCAAGGGTGTCGAGGAAGATCGGCATGGTCAGGCGGTATACACAGAGATGTTAGGAGCAAAGTAGATAGGCGACTTGTCGCGCTCTTCCTGCTCTGCCAGATTCAGATACTTCTCGGCCTGCTGCTCAAGGTACGTAATGCGCTCAAATGGCACGTTTGGTAGCTCCATGGCCATCTGATGCGCCAGCATGTTCACCACAGCCAGATACCAACGCTGCGGGATCTGCAATTCGTCCGTCAAATCGCCCACATCCATGACCTGCTTGCTGTACCAGATCGTCATTTGGACGAACGGGTCGCTAGGCACCGGCCAAAGGTAGATTTCCGGCTGCGGAACCGTGCGATTGAACCAAAACTGGTACGGCTGGTTGGCCGTGAAGTTCTTATTGGGCAGATTTGTGTAGTCGTCGCGGTTCAGACGGGCCATCGTGATCTCGCGGGAGTTATTTCCCACGTAAAACTCACGCAAAGCCAGCGTAGTGCCGCCAGAAGCCTGAATTCGGTAGTACTGGACCGTCTGACCAGGGTCGATGTCGTACCAAAGCCACTGGTTATCGGTCACCACCGTCGTGCCAACGTTCTCTAGGGTGTTCCAGGTGATCCCGTCGGTGGAATATTGGAGGGAAAAGGTCCAAGTAGCACTGCCACCACCAGCAACGTAAGGCAAAACGCCGATCGAGCCAGCATAAATCGGGTTGTCAGTCCCAAAATCGACCGAAATGTTGCCGTTTGGGCTTGTTTGCTGGGTGTAGGTGTTGACATCGTTGTCAAATGCGTTGGAAACGACACCACCGGCCGAGGTTGAGTAGTTGCCGGTAGGGCGACTCATGGTCCGATACAGGGCGTTGAGCACATCGTTGGCCCCAACAGGCAGGGTGTAGATGTATTTGTCGGCAGAGAGGCCAATAACCTCCTTCTTGATCGCCCAATACTGAATGCCGATGTTGATCAGGTTCGTCAGAACGAAGCCCAACGACTGCCGAGCCGTCAAAAGCTGCTCCGCAGTGAGTTCCTCGGCCAGTTTGCCGCAGCGCCGAGCGCCGTGGTCAATCAATGTCTGAACATTGAAGACTTGCCCGTATGTGTCTGAGTACGCCATGGTGCTCCTTTACCATCCGGGGCAGTTCCACCGCTTCATCGAAGCGCGTGCTCTGCTGCCTTTTTCACTTTTTTCAGCGACAGGACCCATTCTCGCGCAGAAAGAGTCTCTGCGGGGGCCTCCTTGGGGCTGTGGAGCCTTCAGGTTTGATCCTGTTTCCCGGTTGTATTTCGCTCGGCCTTTCGCCGTAAGACCCGCGCCACGGTCGACCGAAAGTTTTTCACCACGCCCGACAGCCAAAGACGGGCCTCCTTTAGCTTTTTTTTCAGGTAGCTTTCCATACGCACTCCCTTTCTTGTTTGATTGGGTGTACTCGGCCGCAACATCAGGTCGAATCCCCACTTTTTTGGCGAATTCTGGGTTGTGTTCGGCGGCCTTCATCAGCCTGAACTGGGACTTGGACTTGGCGGGCATTTAGGCCACCTGCATCATCGACGCAATGATTGAGGGGATAGCCGGATAGGCCGGGGACACGCTTGCTGGCAGGTGCTCAAGAGTCACCGTCGCCGAAGTCGGCAGCCAGACGATCTGCACATACTGGCCAGCGGTCAAATCAAGCATGAACATCAGGCTGGCGACGTTGTAGCCAAAGATGCCTGCGCTTTTGCGAGCAGGAATCGTGTATTGAGTTGCTGAATTGGCAAGGTCCGATCCGTCAATCCGAAGCCAAACAGTCGCGTCATGCTGCGCGTTGTCCGTATTCTTGAACTGTGCGCTAAATTGAAAGCTGTAGATACCTGCGTTGACCACCGTCATCTTGCTGCCGTCCACCAATGTGATGCCGCCAGCTACGTCAATCGTGTTAAAGGTCATCACGGTGCCAGCAGAAATACTGCCGATCTGGTCAGTGCTATCACTAAACCCGCCATAAGCATTGTCAAAGTTGCGAATTGAATCAAGCGTAGCCTTGACGTTGGCGCCGCTTTGCACCATGGGGATGAGTTCTGCGCCAGTCAGCGTGAGCGCCGATGGCATTGCGGATATTTTTTGGTCAGCCATTACGATGACTCCAGAATGATTTTGCTGTCATCCTCTTGCAGGACATAGCCCGGAGAGGTCTCGTCGGCAATGTAGAAGGTGGTCACCGGCGCGGCTCCATACAGGTCCACTACGCCATCATCGCCCACGTCCTCGCCCACGCCACCACCCACCGGGTTGATGGCGTTTACGTTCGCACCAAACCCGTCGGTGGTGTTCGCTTGATTGGTGACGCCGCCATACCCTACGGGCATGATCAGATTCCTGCCTGAATCAGTTTCAGGGTGGCAGTGCCATCACCAGAATTCACCAGCACCTTGATGCCGGTCACCGGAAAGGCGTAGTTGCCGTCCTGGTTGGTGGTCTCGCCCGCAATCGTCGGATGCGAGAACCAAGTCGAGAACCCAACTGCGGGGTCGTCGAAAGTATGCTGCACGGTGTAGTCGACAGTGCCAGTCACGATCACGCCAAAACCAACGTTAAACGGCGTGACGTTCGTATTCATCACCAGCGCACTGCTGGAACCAACTCCGGTTTTAGAAACGGTCTGTAGTTTCATTTGTTCTTCCCAAACAAGAAAGCGGGGGCCGAAGCCCCCACTTGGTTCAGCACTTCACTGATCCGCCGCGCTTTTTCGCTGGTGTGACTGTTACAGACTTTTCAGTCTTGGTCACACTGCGAGGAGCACCCTTTTTAAGAAGCTCCCGCTCCTTATCCGTGATTGCTCCCATGCCCTTGAAAGACTTGGCCATAGCGGCCGGGACTTCCTCAAGCATTTCGCGCTCAAAGTCAGACACTGCGCCAAGGCCGCCCATTTCGGCGCCTTTCCGCATTGCCTCGCTCAATCCACCATCCTTCATCTTCACGCCGCCACCCTTTTTGAAGGTGCCGGATTGGAGATTGTTCTTGACGGACTGAGAGACAGGCTTCTTCGGATACGCTACGGGACGACCAGAGTCGTTAACACTGCCCCCCGTAGCGTAGGCTTTTTTTGGGGCACCGCCTTTCTTGTACCCGCCAGCGTTACCCAGCTTGACCTCACCAGTCTTGGTATTGGTCACACCGGGCTTAGACGTCGAGACGTTACCCTCAACGCCGCCACCTTTGGCGTACTTCATGGCTTTGCCGCCGTGCTTAAAGCCACCGGGTTTGCCCATGACGACCTCGCCGGTCTTCTTAGGCGTGTGGTGCTCACCTTCAGCGGTAACCATCTTGGTCTTGGCGTAGGACTTAGCGCCCTTCTCCGAGACCTTCTCAGGGATGATGCCGTCCTTGTAGATCGCGCCGCCCTTTTTGAAGCCGCCCTGACCCATCGCTACACCACCGGTCTTCAAGCCTTTGTGGGCCTTGGACGCGGGCATAGCGGCGTGCTTTTCAAGGGCAGCGTCGCCACCCTCTTTCATCATGGGACGGCCCATAGGAGCACCCTTCATAGCTGCACGGCGTGCGGCCATCGTGGGCTTCTTGGGTCGAGCAACAGGAGCCATGCCGCCACGAGCGCCGATAGCAGAAGGAGCAGCCGCAAGGCCACCCATCACGCCACCGTTCATCATCTTGACAGGCTTCTTGACGGAACCACCTTTTTTGAGCTTCAGTTCTACCGAAGGCTCAGTGGTCATCATTTTGACCATTGGCTTAAATTGACCCATGGCTGTCTCCTTAAACCTTCTGAGCGTAGACCACCGTGAGGCGGTACACACCCTGCGTTGTGGAAACAGTGCCGTTGGGGTCAACGGTAAAGGCGATGGTCGTGTTGTTGTTCACGTCTTCCATGGCGGTCAGTTGAGCCGCCGTGAAAGTGAGAGCCGCACGTCCACCAGCGATCACATCAGTCGCAGACAGGTACTGAGTACCAGCCGCGGCCGTGCCGATCGTTGCGTTTACAGCCGTAGCCGTGCCACCGCCAACCACCGGAGTCGTAGTGCAATCAACAAAAAAATCGATGATCTGCGAATCCGCGGGAATGGTGATGGTGCTCGTCACAGCGGTGCCAGCAGAGACCGTCGTGGCCGTGGTGGTCTGCGTCAAAACGACGAAGCCGCCATCGGTCGTGTCGGTCAGCGTGCCAGAGCCGCTGCGAAGGGTACTTCCAAAGTACGTTTGTGCCATTGTCTTTCTCCTTGAAGGAGAGGGAGCCGAAGCCCCCTCTTAGGTTTAGACGCCGGGGGTACCGTACATTGCACGGGGGTCAGTAAAGCCCACGTCATAACGCTCAGTGGCCTTGTACCGCATGGTGTCGGTCTCAAAGTCACCTTCCATCGTCTTCTCCAGACGACGGCGCATCATGAGCTTCATGCCTTCCGGAGCATCGGTCTGTACCCACCATGCCGTCGGCGAGGTCAGACGCGACAGAACAGCGGCACCCTCGTCCAGCAAGCCGATCGACTTGATGGGGTTGATGTCGTTGTTTGCGTTACCTGCACGCAGCACGGACTTCAGCAGCACTTCGGCCTGGAAGAGGTTGCCAGGAGCGACCACCAGTTGGCGGGGCACCAGACGAATCTTCTTGCCGTTGTTGTCCACAGCCTGACGGATCTGGATCAGCATCTGCTCCAGGGACGTCTGCGAAAGGTTCGCGGCGGTGGTCAGCAGGTTGCTGAACGTACCGTTGACGATGGGGTGAGAAGCGGAGTTCAGGGCCACGCCGTCGCCACCTGCGTACGAACCGCCGGTGAAGGCATTGTTCAGCACGTTGGCGCACAGGGTCTCCTTGGTCTCAATCAGCGACTGAGCAAGGTGACGAGCGTAAACCTGACCGATACGGATATGGTCGCCGTCTTCCACCAGCACCTTGGTCAAGCTGAATGCCAGACCATATACGTTGTACACGTAACGCTTGAGGAAGAGCACACCACCCTGCTGATAAGACACCGGAGTGCCATCAGGCAGTTGGGGAGCAGCGCCAAATCCATACAGGACCGGCTCTTCGTGATAGTTGCGGGGAATGCCTTCTTGCTCGCGGAAAACACGCGACCATTCGTCGGCACGTTGATCATAGACTCCATCGAAACATTCGTTGAGGATTGGCTCAACGATGGAACGAAAGTCTGTACTACGCATCGGGGCTGCCATGACTTATGCCCTCCTTAAATAGCAACCGGGGTGTAGTTAGCACCGCCGACGCGAACTTGAGCAAACTGATGCTCGGCAACCGTCACGCGGACGATCGTGAAAGCATCACCCCAGTCATTGCCTGGATACGGGGCAATGTCGACGATCCGCATTTGACCGACGTTGTTCGCGCCAGCAAGGCTCGAATTCAGACGGCACTGCGAAAGTCCGGTAGTGGTTGAACCCGCGGTCAGGTTGACGAAATCAGCCTCGTCACCGATCGAAGACTGAGCAACCGGGCCGTCAGCCTGAATTTCATAAACGATGTTGGGATCGTTGTAGAAATAGGCCACGCACGAACCAGTCTGGTATGCCGTGTTGGCAGGCCAGTAGTTCGACACGCGACGACGACCGGTGGTGTCAGTCCACTCAACGCCAGCAAAAGCGCCGACGAAGGCTTCTGTACCAGTCACCTGTTCAATGGTCCCGCCGGTCACATACTTGACAGGCTGGCCCTTCAGAATGTCCGAGCTATAGCCCGAGACGATGCCGCCAGCAAGCGCCTGAGCGCGATCCAGACCAGACGGGTGGAACGCAGGGCGCATACCGAACGGAGCATTAGTAGCAGACATTGTCTTACTCCTTGTCCTAGTTACCCCTCAAAAACGGGGGCGGTATTGGTTGGCTGTGGATCGAATTTGCCTAGCCCGTCTCCTTCCAACCGCACAAGGGATTTCCCGTTGCTGTCACGCGCTCCTTGAAGGTTTTCCACTTGGACTCGGATCTTCTCCTCCTCCTCACGGGGCTTCTCGTAGTGCCACTGCGTCATGAGGTCTTGGTAGACGTCCATGGGCAGCTTAAACAGCAGCATCTCGTTACACGAGATTTGTCCAACATGCTCACCAGCCTTGACACGGTAATTTTGGAACCCGGGGAACTCATCGGCCATGACCGGAACGTACCCAAGCCTCATACGCTTATCAATGCTGTCGTAACTGTTGGTGGTTGAAAGCCAGCACAAGTGCCATCCCGGAAGCTCCGGAACTTTAGGCAAAGCCGACTGCGTCCACTCATCGCTCCACATCTTGCGACGTTCCTGCGCTGAAATGAACTTTTCCTGAGGCGGTTGACGGGTGGCGTCCTCGCTCGCGCGATCTTGGCGGCCGCCTGCCTTCAGAGATTTTTTAAGACGTGATTCCATCATTAGCTCCTGTATCCTTGAGTTTTACGCGCTTCGATCGCATAACGCTTGATCATCTTGTTCCGTTTATCCGGATCGTCCCAAAAGCCCGCATCCTTCATCGCTCGCACTTGTTCTGCTGTGAGCGTAAAGGTATTCGCGCCTCCGGCACGTGTGGATGATTCGCGTCCTGATCCAGTCACGATACTCCTTGGTTTACTTCGAGCAGACGGATATTCGTCTGTATTTCGATTGTATCGGTGGGGGAGATACTGTTGCAAGCGATTATCAAGCTCTTCCCAGTATTCTCTGTTCATAGGGTCCCACCCTTCAGCCGTCAGTGCCTCATCAATCTGTTTGGCAATTCGGCTGTCCATATCCTTGTTGTCAGGCTTGTACCAGCGGTTGCGATCCATCCAGTCAGCCGCAAGCCTTTGCAGGCGAGGGTCCGGGATGTTTTGCTGGCGCTGCGGCTGGACTGCCGTCTTCTTCAGGTTATTGAGGGTGTCGACCTGCTGGCGGGCTTCGTACCAAAGCTCTTGAGCCTTGGCCAGTGCTTCACCGTCTCCTGCATTGGTTGCCTCGGCGATCTTTGCCTTGGCATATTGCAGGCGCACATTCATGTCCTCAATAGCCTTGTCGATGCGAGCCAGATCCGCCGAGTGAGTCTTGCGCTCAACAGCAGATAGGCGCTCCAAAAGCTCCTGGTTCTGCCGCTCAAGCAGGGCCAGCTTGTGGTCCTTCTCGACATTGGTGCGCTTGACCAGTTCGCGCTTGGCCTTGCGGCGGGCGCGTTTGGCGGCCCTCAGGGCCTCGCTATCGTCCGGGTGGTCCTCGTTGTCCGGGTCATCCCCGGCAGCACCACCTTCGGCAGCAGCCACTTCTGGCTGGGCCTCTTCCTCTTCGCCTTCATCGGCCTGAGGATTCGGGATGGTGTCAGGAAGGGCCACAACGGCAGAGCCGTCGAGTTCCTCCTTGACTTCAATTCGGTCGTCGTCTTGTTTGTCAGTGCTCATAGTCGCTCCTTAGATAAACGATCGCATCAGCAACGGATTGCAGGTGACTTTGGCAATCACCTCGTGGTCGTTGAGGATCATGAACAGCGCGGGGTCTTCTAGGTCGTTCTCCTCGCCCGGTACGGGTACTTCCCACCGGTCGCCGCCCCACTTCGGGACGCGGATGTAATCACCTGCCTCGCACCATGAACCCTCAGGCCACGGCTCGTTCGTATCGCGGTTGCGGAAGGCCAGCGGACCAATCTCAATGACTTTCGCCACCATGTTGTTCCACTTCTCGGTTTCCTTGGTCTCTTCG